GGTGTGAGTAATGTGTCTCCTCCGGCTACAACTATGGCTCCAGCGGCTTCAGCAATTAACATACCTACTGTCGAGCAACCTTTTAAATTTGCAGAATTTACACCTTTCGCGAAAGAAACAACCGCAGTAGACATATTAAAGGCGAATAACATAAATCCTTTAAGCGCAACTGAAGCGCAACTGAAAATCGCTACAAAGTTAGCCAAAGACGCCAGCCCAGGTATGCTTAAACAGTACGGACCCCTTGCCGCTACTGCGGGGCTGGCGGCTTATGGCCTTGGTGCTTTCGACACGCCGCCGCCGCCTGACGATCCAAATGAGTCCATGCTTCCTGGTTATGGTAAACCCGTTGGATCTGAGCTTTATGCCAAGGACCCTGGCAGATACAAGATTGCTCAATTGTACAGCGAAGAGGCCGCGAAGAGGCTTGGTCTTAACTACAACTATAATCCCAACCAGACTCAACTTGTTCCCGTCGCGCAGGCTGCGAAGGGCGGCATCATGTCGTTCCCACGGCGCGAGGCCTTAGTCCGGGGTCCGGGAACCGAGCGTTCTGATGACATACCTGCGATGCTTTCTGACGGTGAGTTTGTTATGACATCAAAGGCCGTGCGTGGAGCTTCGCCTAATCCAACCGGCAACAAAGAAAGAGACCGTCAGAACGGTGCCAAGAACATGTACGCCATGATGCGTAACTTTGAAATGAGGGCCTAATCGTGGTTGAAACAAGTATCCAGGAACAGATTGTACGCGAAGCCCCTGAAATTGAGGCAATGAAGCTAGGTCTTTTAGAATCTGCAAAAGACCTCTCAGACATCCCAGTAAACCTCCCCGCCTATGAAGTCGCGGGTTTGTCAGACCTTCAAGGTCAGATATACGGAACAGAAGGAACTCCAGGACTCGCTGCCGGTCTTACTTCTGCGAGTGGTATCGGAGGTTATAAGGACTACTTGACTTCCGGTACGGACGCTTTGTCAGCGGGTCTTGGGACGGTGGGTCAGGCTCTTGGTGACGATGGCGCATTAGCCGCTGCGACGGCGGCGGCACAGGGCTCCGCTCAAATGTTCCGGCCCGACGACCTTTCTGCATACATGAACCCGTATCAGAAGGAAGTCATCGACCAAACGATGAAGGAACTGCAACGGCAAGAGGCGATTAAGTATAACCAACTCGCCGCAGGTGCCGGTTCTTCCTTTGGTGGTAGCCGGTTTGGCGTGGAGAGATCAGAGTTGGGCCGTGGGTTTGCAGATGTTAGAGCAAAATCGTTGGCCGATCTGTATTCGCAGAACTACCAGCAAGCCCTACAAACGGCCTCTACGTCCTTTGAGAACCAGCAGCGGCGACAGCAGGCGCAATCAGAATTGATGCGCGGCATTGGCGGGTTGTACGGGGACCTTGGTCGAGTGCAGGCTGGCATTGGTGGACAACAGCTTGGCGCTTCAGAGTTTGCGCAGACGGCAGGACTTAAAGATATTGCGACGTTGCAGAACTTGGGTGCAGAGCAGCGCAACATATCGCAACAGCAACTTGATGCTACTCGTCAGAACACGTACCAAGATCTGTTTGAACCCTATCAGAGACTAGGCTTCTTGTCTGATATATACAAAGGCGCTCCGTCATCTTCGATGACCCTTGGTACGGTGATATCGCCTAGTGCTCCGACACCCTCACTCTTTCAGCAAGCAGCGGGCGCAGGGGTAGGACTTCTTGGCGCAGGGGCTGCGGCGAAACAACTTGGTGGCCTGTTTTAATTAAGGAATTAGTTATGAGAGATGTACTCAACCGGCGCATGTTTAGGATGGCAAATGGGGGCATGATGCCTCCTGAAATGATGGCGGCTCCCGCACCAATGCCCATGGACCAGGGTATGAACCCCGGCATGGATCCGGGCATGGATCCTAATATGGCAATGGCCCAGATGGCAGAGATGCTACCGGCAGAAGTTATACAGGCCGCAAATCAAGACATGACGCAAGCCACTCAAGAGGTTGCGGCGGAGGAGATGTCGAAAGCTGCCGACGCGGCCACTCAAGAAAGCATGATGGAGCTTGATTCGGCGGGCGATTTTCGTGAGATCATGAACGCGGTTTGGGATGACCAAGCCGATGTCTCGGAGTACCGTGGGCGGTTGGCCGCTGTAGTTGGTCAATCCGACGCAGACCAGACACCCGACTCGGTTCTAACCCTTGTGCAGCCTACGTTACAGCTTGCAGAACTCGACAAGGGCATTGGCGCTCTGATGCAGGAAGAGTTGGCAGAAGTCGGTGAGGTGGATGGTGGTATCACAAATCTTGCTGCGAAGGGTGCGATAGCCGATAATTTATCATCCGGCACGGAAGCCGTAGTCAATGCCGTCAACAAGATGTCTCCTGGCGGTGGCGACGAAATGCAAATGATGGCCGATATGGCCGAGATGCCCGGACCAATGCCCATGGGCCAAGAACCTGTTTAGGAGCGTTTTATGGCTGAACCAAAAGGTCTGGCAGGTCTTACTCAATGGAGACAGGCGGTAGCCGATGCAAACTTTGGTGCTCGTCCAGATATATCGGATGTCACACAAGGAGCAGCGGATCTTCGCGCTTATTTAGGCCCAACGGATTACAGCAAGCAACTTCAGCAGGCCCAAGATGCCGCTAAATTACAAGCTGCCCTCTCGCTGGCGGCGCGGGGGTTTGCGTCGATGGGTGCAACTCCAAAAAAGGGTGAATCTCCTTTTGCAACGATAGGGCGGGAACTTCTGGCTCCTGTCGGTGCAGACCTAATTCCTGTGTCCACGAACTTAATGAAGAGAAAAGCTGCAATAGATGCAGCCAAGCAAGCCGAAGACCGTCAGGTCAAGTTAGCCGCGTACACGCAAGCAGCGGCGCGTAAAAAGGATCAGGACACTGTTGCGCTGGAGCTTTGGAAAACTTTGGGCAAAAACACCGATAAGCTTCTTGCGGGACATTTTGTTCTTTATAAAACAGATGACGAAGGAAAACCTACAACTCCCGTTCTAGGTCCAGACGGTTCTGTAACGCAGGGACGACAACGGGGAAAGACCTCTGTCTTTACTAATCTGCGGACCCAAGAGTATTTTTCTCCTGGCAAAAAGCAGGTGATGATAAAATCCACTGACCATTTTAAGGGCGTTGGCGGTAGTAAAGGCAAGGCTGCAAACGTAGGTTATTTGCAAAATAAGAATACCAACGAAGTAATACACATGACGAGACAGGGTCCAGGACAACCTGGGTTTAACTCTATAACTGGAAAACCTATTAACAACCCAGGGGATTGGACGTATCTTGGATCTACCCCTCCTAAAGATTCGGACTCAAATATCACCAATAACTTTGTTCTGGTGGACAAGGCTGGAGAGGGCGTTAGAGATAGCCAGGGAAGACTTATCCAGCTTCGGCAACAAGGCCAGAACTGGATAAAGTTAGGAGGAGCGGGCAGCGGAACCGCATTTAATATTCCCCAAGATAACGAAGCCATGCCTGTCAGCAATTATTTTGCAAAACCCGCTGCGCCTAAAGACCCGAAAGGTATGGATGATCCTAAGTTTAAAGGGTACTTCAAAGGTTTTATGAATCAATTTAACAGGATTCAAAAAACACAGGGTCTTGGAAACATAGCTTTAAAATTTGACGCTGCCAAAGGTAATCTGGAATTAGATCCGGCGAAAGACACGTTCCCTATTAGTCGGGTAGACGGCCAAGCTCTCTCTGAAGAGGACAAGACAAAGATACGGGACAAATTTAGGAGCGTACTTTACAACGTAATTGGACCTGCTTACGCGGTTGGAGATCCCGTAACAAAAGACATGAATCTCTTAGTTGCTCGGCAACTTTTAGAAGATGATTATGATGACTTTGGGTTAGCTCCAAGAGCCGCAGGTGCTCCCGTCCCACGGGGAGCTATAGTATCTCCAACCCAAATTAAGCAGGCGTATTCCAGAGCCACCTTTGCACCTAGAAGCGCCGCAAAACCGGTTTTTGATGAGCTTCCTCTACCTGTCGGTGAAAATTTAACAAGTGGAACTGGACGGCTTGTTATATTGAATGAAGCGTCTCCCCAGTTGTTTGACTCAATCACCACGTCACCTTCTCTTTTAGGACCTAATAACAGGCCTCTTACACCCGATGGATACCGCTCAAAGTTAGAGCAAGACGTAGATCCCGAGATGGTTCAGAGTCGAGTAATAGCAGAGGCTCTAGCCAAGATGCCGTCCCTTGTAAAAGATTTAAACATCACAAAAACCCCAGACAAAACTTCTCAAATGTCTGCTATAGCGGGTGCTATAGCAAAAAAAGAAGAGGAGAATACAGAACGTTTTCAAAAGAAAGAAAACGTCGATAAAAGAAAGAATTTAACTAAAGTCATGGGTGTGATTGCCATGCTAGACCAGATAGACGCCGACGCAACGTCATCTGGAGTTCAAGGTTTTGTGACGGGTCCTCTGGAAAGATTCTCCACAAGCGTTACGGGTTCTACCCCAGGAAACTGGTTTAGAGATGGCGCAGGTAGAGAAGCCGCTAACAGATTAATTGCTATGCAGCCCTTGCTACAGCAATTTGTTGCAAGGGAGTTCTTGAAAAGTGTTGGAGAACAACGAATTTCTACGCCAGATTTAAAAGGCGCACAGAAAGTTCTTCCTGACTTAGGAAACGCGGAAAAGTTTGAAGCAGGAAAATTGCGGGCTCTTAGAAAACACTTGGTAGGGACTGCTAGGGCTCTGTTGCAGGATGTAGGAGACTTCGATCCTGGTAACGAAACTCTTGGACGTGCCGTCCAGTTAGGTTTTGATGTAGGCAGTGTTAAACCGAAAAATAACTTCTACTCTCCCTATATCCAGGGACAGAAGTACGCCGTTACAAAACAAGACGTTCCGGCACATTCTCTGGAATATTTGGAACAGTTGCGGGATAACGGAATACTTCAACGAACATTGACGGGAAATCCGGCTTTTGGAGGTCAGTACAAACTGATTAAAACTGATAGTAACGGGCAACCTATATTTAATCCCGGTGGAGCGTTTCAAACTCTTAACATTCCAACATCAGATATTAATAATCCTGCTTATGCGGCTATGAAGAATTTTAACGTAGATTATCTCAAGTTACGTCATAAGATAGCGAGGTAACGTTGTGACCCCTGTATCTCATCCTCAATACAGTGATGTTGTTATTGATGCGGATTCCGGAACTCCGGATGCGGATTACCCCAACATGTTTTCTTATGAGGCAACCGTTGACGGAAAACCTGTCACGCTACCTGCGGTTGCCGTAGACCGATCAGGCATTTTGAATGTATCAGATACGGATTCAAATGCATACCGACAGCTTGGATCTACGCTTTATAACCTTAGAGGGTCGGCAGGAGGTCCCCCTGAAGTAGATGTCTTCAGTAAAGAAATGCTTGGAGAGACCCTTATACCAGCGATTTCTAAAGGTTCCACCGCAGGCCTCTTTGGAGCCCCTGTAGATCTAGTAAACATGGTATTCGAGGTTGCCGATGCCGGGGTCAACGCGGCACGAACTGGAGGGTTCGATACTCCTATTAGGGGTAACCGTTACCTGTCGTCTGAAGAACCTATCGGTGGTAGTAAGTTTCTTACGCGACAGCTTCAAGCTGGAGCGGACATTGTAAACCCCGCTCTTGTTGCTGCTGGAGAAACTATAGGCGCAGGTGATTTGGTAAGGGACTACTTTCAATTCGACTTTACGCCAGACGAAAGGACCAAGGCTCAAAAATACGTTTCTCTAATTGGACAAATAGCAGGTGCCGCGCCCCTTGAAGGCAAGGCTATTGCAGAATTTGTAGGTCTCTTGGCAAGAACAAGAGGGAATGCAACTACAGAAAAGGTGTACGAAGTACTTTCCGAACTATGGAACACAAGCCCAAAGAAAGCGGCGGCTTTAGAGACAACCATGGGAATTGGCTTTGGAACCGGAATGGTGGGTTCCTTAGAGGCGTTAGAACAAACGTGGCCCGGTGCTCCCGCATGGGCTAAAAGCTTAATTGCCGCAGGCGGCGGTTTTGTTACGCCCGTCGCTGGAATGACGGCGGCTAATACAGTTTGGGACGTAGCTTCTAATATTCCTGTTGTAAGTATGGCTCCTAAGTTCCTTTCCGGCGCTCTGGAAGGAATCACACCTAAAGGTGCAGACAAGGCTGCGGCCCGTGCCATACAAAGGTGGGGCGGTGATTATAGAGACAGAGCAGGCGTTTTAGATGTTCTCGGGCATTTAAAATTAGCGTTATCGGAAGGGCGAGGTATGGATAGAGAATCCAGAATTGCTTACACTCTTCCTCAATTGGCCCGTTCAGAAGCACGAATCTTACGAGCACAACTAGATGAAGCTTTAGCAAGTAAATCGCCTCCTCCCGCAGAACGAATAGCTGCGGCAGAAACTCGTATCGAAGAACTCCGAAGATTTGGAGACTTCCAAGAAGGGCAACTTGCTACTATTTATGGGAATTCCGGTTTAGGCTCTGAAGCGTATGCCCGTTATTCAGATCGAACGATGGACAATAGAGACATGCTCTTCCGCAGCATAGACGAAGCTATTTTTAAATTTGAAAAGTTAGTTGGAGGATCCTCTTCTGAAGGCGTGGATTCGGCCCTTGTAACCAGAGATTATGAGCTAGGAGAAGGAACCGGAACATACAAATATATGGAGAACAGGCTTCGTGCCATACAAGAAGGACGGGCCGGAGCCGTTACGGAAGAAACTCTTTCGTCAATTAAAGACGTTTACAGCGGTTTAAATCAAAATTTGGATGCGCTGCAAAACAGAGTTCTTGAAATGACTCTCGAAAAGGTAGCCAAGATTCGTGAAGCGATGGCTCCGGATCTGCCTCCTGCGGAAAGAGCTAACTTTAATGAAATGATTCGGCGTGAGATAGACGCCTCTTACATGCACATGGACGCTCTTGAGGATGTTCTTTGGAACAGCATTCAAGGATTTAACACACCAAAATCTAGTGTACACACCACGCCAGATGGTCAAGATTTGGGACCTCAAGTTCTTGTTGATGGGGTTCCTATAGGCGAACACTTTGCCTCAAAGGTTGCCGCTTTAGATGCGGGCGATGCTGAAAACCAAAGCAAATGGCTCTGGAAACTTGCAGGCCGCGCCGCGTTGCTAGAGCAGGCGGCAAAGAGCCCAGATGGCGAGAAGATTGCGCGGCAAGAAAATCGGGTAGCCGATTTGCGTAGGCGGCTTGACACTCAGGACGCAATCGTAGCGCGGGAGAAAGAGAAACTAGATGAGGTAGCAAATCAAGGAAACCAAAAAGAATTAGATCGAATAGACGCCGAGATGGAGCGTTTTTATAACGAAAGAGGTCTCCTTTATAGAGAAAGAAGCGACGCATCAAAAGATTTTGACACTCGGCAAGATTTGGCGGATAGAGGGTTAGAGGATCCGTTCCTACCACATGTAGGGAGAGAACGCTCCTCCCTTGATTCTGATCTTGCTTATATCGACAGAAAACTAGGTGAGTTAAATAGAGAAAGGGCTCAATTGGTGGCTACGGCGGAGGGAGCCCGCCTTCAAGGTATTCGCCCAGAGAACTTATCTGAAAAAGATGCCAAGGCATATAACAAGCAAGACGACATTTACCTTCGTGAGTTGGACAAGCTAAACGACGCTAGGAACCGTCTTGCCCGAGAACAGGGTGACCTAGATATTACGATGGGTGCCAAGGTCACCAGCGAAGGTGCAGAGGTCAACCTTGTTGATGAAATAGCCGACACAAGTGCGCTGGGTGTAAAAACGGCAGACGGCGTTACTGTTGGTCGGAAACCTCAAGAAATTCAAAACGTTATTTCTCATTTAAAACGAGAAATGGCTTTTGAACAAGGAAAAGGGTCTTCCGGAAACGCTTCTAAAGTGCGAGCTATTTCTGGAATGATCAGTGATCTCCAACGGGCTATAGCGGACCCCGAAAATTTCTCTTTAAACACAGATCTTCTAGACGCAGCCAGAAAGATGACGGCGCTCAAAAAGGATGTTTTTGAGAAAGGAAGTATGGGAGCGGCAAGAGGCTTCGACAGATCTGGAAGACCTAGAGTTGATTTTGAACAAACTGTTGACGCGATGATTCCGCCTGCAACAGCCCGAAAGACAGGTTTGCAAGAAACTCGTCTTCGTGAACTTGAAAATGCCTTAACCCCTGTAGTAACGGGAGAAAACACTCCGTTTAGTGTTACGGTTGCAGATGATGGATCAGAAGTTATCCGATTTGATCCAGAATTCTCTATTACAAAATATTCTGAGCAACCGCCTCCCCCGTTTGAATCTATCCGGCCTACTGGTGGAAGGTCTCTTGGATTTCGGGTAGTGGACGGCACAGAACCCACTCCTGCAAATATAGCTATCGTGCAAGAAACATTATGGAGTCGGTTTCAAAAGTTAAACGAAAACGGATTTAACGAAAGAAGTTCCCAGAAATTTATTGACGATAACAAGGCCGCAATTGATTGGCTTAACAAGTCGTCTGGAGACCGCGCAACAGGATTTGAAGATCTAGTTTCCGCAGAAAAACTGATTAACCGTCTAAACAACGTAGCTGCGGATGAGTTAGATCTCGTTGTTGCGGATATGCGAAAAAACAATCTTTTTAACGAAGGTTTTACGGAAGCGGCTTTTAAATCTTCTGTCCAAGAGATTAAAGCGCAGAACAGCGCAAAATTAACTGCGGCTCATTTTTTAAATGAGCCTGATCCGGCTGTAATGGGAAGACAATTTTTAGACTCTTATCTATCGCCTTCTAACAAGAACCCAAAACAATTTTTAGAGTCCTTTTTACAAATTCTCCGTAAAGGCCAAAACGAAGATGGAACTAATTCTGCTTTAGATGGATTTAGACTTGCTGTTGCCGAAGCTGTTACTAAAAGATCTCTTTCATCCTCTGCCGACAACACGGCAATGGGTAAAGAAGCTCAAAAGCTTTCTGCTTCTTTAGGAGGCCAAAAAGTTACCCTTTGGGATCCGGACAAAATTAATAACATGCTTGATAACCCTGTTATGGCACGGTTGTTAAACGATCTTTATGGGGAACACGCTCCCGCCGTTCTTAGAAAATTTGCAGAAGGCGCGGAACAACAAACCTTTGTTGGACCTTCTGCTCAAACTGGGGTGCGCCCACAGGACGCCATGTCTACGGAGCTTATTGGTAATATAGGACGCATGGTGGGAACCGGAATTGCAAATGCTACGGGCGTGATGAGCCAGCTAATCGCCGCTGGTGTAGGTCGTAGAACTGCCGTAGGTCTATTAGGAAACCTGAGAGGAAAAGCCGTCCAAAGATTGATTCTTGATTTTTTGATGGATCCTCAACTGGGTATGGCTGCAATAGAAAAGTATCCGATTGCATCACCCACTATTAAAGAAGGACCGCTTAAACGCCTGCTATTATGGGGTAGATCCAACTTTATAGACAAAAACCTACAACGCATTCGTAATGTTCCGGTTCAAACTCCTGGAGCCCTGTACGAACTTGGGGATCCTATGACTACAGAGGCGTTACAACCTCCCGTAATAGGTCCCATTACAGAGGTTGCTCCCGAGCCAGCCCTCGCCCCGCGCCAGTTCGCTGAATTACCTATGCGGGCTCCTTCCCCCGCGTCTGCTTTGAATAATGTTAATATCGCCGCGCCAATATCTCCGCCGCAACAACCCGCCGCCGCGTCGCAAGCGTCGCCTCAAACCTTGGCTAGACTTGAACAGGTGGGACTACCGCTCTTCGCGAATAAAGGCGGCATAATGTCGGTGCGTCCCAAGCCGAGGCAGATGGTTGGATGAACCTATCTGACCACTTCTCTTTGAGTGAGCTAACGAAATCCAGTACGGCGGAGCGCCGGGGCATTGCCAATGACCCGTCCGAGGCTGAGATAGAAAACCTCATCCTTGTCTGCGACAACATTCTGGAACCCGTCCGTAACCATTACGGCATACCGTTCATACCCAACAGCGGGTTCCGATGTCTGGAGCTAAACCGCGCCATTGGATCTTCGGACAAGTCTCAGCATACCATGGGCAAGGCCGTAGACTTTGAAGTGCCTGGGATCTCTAACAAAGACGTAGCGTTGTGGGTTCGAGAGAACTGCGACTACGACCAGCTTATTTTGGAGTTCTACAAAGAGGGTCAACCCTCCAGTGGCTGGGTGCATTGCAGCTACGATATAGATAAGGAATTAAGACGGACGGCTCGCGTCTTCGACGGCAGTAGCTGGACCGATCTAGTCTAAATCTGATCAACAATCCGGATCTTTTCCAATCCACGATGAGGACGGTTGGGGTAGGGTAAACTTTTCTATATCGTAACCCTCTTTTTTTAAGCATAAGGCTATTTCATGCAGGCTTTTTTTGCCAAAATTGGGTATTCCTAAAAGAGACCGGGCGTTCTGAGATTGATAGAACTCTTCGATTGGCAGATGAAAAAAGTTTTCGTTTGCCAAGCATCTTCCGGTTCGGAACCGAAAAGGACCCAAATCTGACACGGTCACTTTTTCCTTTGGGATACTGGACAAATAATTCTGTAAACGCTCCTCTCGTGCCAAAATTACTTTTGTCCAGTGTAAGGATAAACCATATTTCTTGGAAAGATTTAAGGCGCTTAATCCTTCCCTGTATTCTTGCAGAATCCTCGCGTTGCGTTTCCAAATCCCAAGCTGCTTGTCCTTTTGCTTTTGCGACTTGAAATGATCTTTTTCATTCGGGAACCGGTGGTCCCACACGTAGTTGTCAAACATCTTATAGCTCCTCTCGATGTATATCATTTTAACCAGTTCCGAGCGTCTTCGCCCATTATCTGATCCGCAATTTTAATCTTACCCCGCAGGGCGTTGACGATCTTCTCGTCAATCGTGCTTGGGGAGATCATGTCTATATATGTGACTTTGTTGGTCTGGCCTATCCGGTGTGCGCGGTCCTCTGACTGAAGCCGAAGCTCCAGATCATAGCTATTGGAATAATATACGACGGTGTTTGCTGCGGTAAGCGTCAGGCCAAAACCTCCTGTGCGAGGATGCCCCACGATGAAACGTAACTCTGATTGTCGATCCTGGAAGGATTCCACGATCTGTTGACGCTCAGAATCAGGGGTTTCACCGTGGAGCGATGAGACCGATGGTACGCTAAATCGGTCTCGCAGGGCCTCAGTAATCGAGCGAATGTCCCGGGTCCATGTCGCCCATATGATCGCCTTACCCTGTATCTCATCACAAAGATCCAACAGGCTATCCAAACGATTGGACTTTACCTGATGAATCGTACCGTCGTCGTCTGTCAGATGGCCGCAGCATATCTGTTGCAACCTCATAATCTGTGTCAAAACGTTTTGCGTCGTGGACAACTCACCACTGTCCAGTTGTGCTAATGCCAAATGCTTCATCTGGTTGTATGCCGAGGTCTGTTCTTTTGTAAGCTCGACCTCGCGTTTCATGTAGACCTTGTCGGGTAGGTCCAGGCAGTCTTCCTTACGAACGCGGTATGAGTGCTCTTGCAGTTTCTCGGTCAACTCCTCCAGCTTTCGGAAGCCGACAATCTGGTTGAACGAATGAGCGCCCATGGTCCGTCGCTTCACAACGGCGTAACGGCCCTGGAATGCAAAGTAACTTTTAAAGCCAAGGATCCTGGGGTCCAGGAATTCCATCTGGCTGTACAGGTCCATGGGACTGCGCGTAACAGGAGAGCCGGTAAGAATCCTACGCATGACGCACTTCTGTCCTATGCGGCACAGGGTTTTGGTCCGTTGGGCTTTTCTGTTTTTGATAGTTGTAGATTCGTCAACCGTCATAAACACTTTGAACCGCTCTGCAAAGAACTCGGCAATCTCGAATCCCTTTTTTGTACTGAAGGCCTCGACGTTCATAAGCAAAAACTTGAGGGTAGCGGGATCTCGCTGCGACAGATCGTTAAGTTCTTTCTTCTTGGCCTTTGTCAGGTTAGGCTTCCAGATGACTACTTCTCTTTGTATGCGCTCCGGAAGATGCGTTTCAATCTCTCTGGCAAGGTTGGCTACCACGGCCTTGGGTGCCACCATAAGTGCAAAGTCTATACGACCTTCTTCAAAGTTGTACGCCGTTGTATCCAAATCTACCTTTGACTTTCCCGTCCCCATGTCCATAAGCAGCGCATAATTCGTCTTCTCGGCGCTCGCGTCGAAGGCTTCCTTCTGGTGCGCGTAGGGTTGGGTCTTAAATTTAAATTCGGGCATACCAAGATTTCTCTTGCAATGTCTAATAAATACCCATATAAACAAAATCGCTGGTTTAGTCAACCATCGAATAACGAACAAATAAGGAGTTATCATGAGCGACTTAATTTCCGAAATGGCCTCTGACGGGGTCGATCAATCCGACAACATTGACAAGCTCAACGACGGCCAACTCGACGGCGTGTCCGGGCTTGCCAATCGCGCAGCAGAGCTTGAGCAGTTGTTGGCAAAGCAAGAGCAGGCGATGAAAGATACGAAGGCCGCTCTGCACAAAATCACCGACGAGCAGTTGCCGGAAGCACTGGAAGAAATGGGCTTGCAGAAGTTCACTCTGACGGATGGCTCCGAAATATCTATAAAGCCGATCTACTCCGCGTCCATTCCCAAGGACCGGCGCGATGAGGCGTTTGAGTGGCTGCGCGACCATGAGTTTGGTGACTTGGTAAAGAACAACGTCACTGTGACGTTTGGGCGCGGGGAAGATTCTGCGGCCAAGGAATTTATGAACCTGTGTGGTTCACAAGGATACGCTCCGGACCAACTCCAGAAGGTTGAACCAATGACCTTGAAGGCGTGGTTGCGGGAGCGTGTAGAAGCGGGTGACGCCGTCCCGCTGGATCTATTCGGCGCATTCATCTCACAAAGAGCAACTATCAAGAGGAGTAAATAACATGGCAAGAGCCGTCGCAAAGAAACCCTCTGCACAACTTGCAGAGGTACATGACCTGTTCCTGGCGGATGCAGGTTCTGGCGTAGATGATCTGGGTTCAGAAGATCTCGCCATTCCGTTCGTCAAAATCTTACAGAAGATGTCTGACGAACTTGACGACCTCGACAACGCCAAGGCCGGGGACATCATCAACAGTGTAACGAAAGAGGTGACCAAAGGTAAGAACGGCATTCGTGTCATTCCCTGCGCTTACCGTCTGGAGTGGATTGAATGGGAGCCTCGCGGTACAGGAACCGGAGCACCTCATGCCATCTATAACACTGGTGATCAGATCCCAGCTACGGAGCGTAGCGACGACAACAAAGACATGGTTGTCGATGGTGGGGGCCGTTACCTTGAGCGCACCGCTCAACATTACGTTCTTGTCGTTGATGAGGACGGAATGACCCAGCAAGCGTTGCTGCCCATGAAGGCAACGCAATTTAAGAAGTCCAAGCAATGGAACTCTGCTATTAAGTCTATCAAAATGAAAGACAGTAATGGACACCTGTTTACGCCACCCCGTTTTAGTCATATTTGGAAGATGACGACGGTTTCTGAGGAGAACAAGAACGGGTCCTGGCACGGTTGGCAGATTGAGAAAGACGAGGTCATCTCAGACCCTGATGTTTACGCGGAAGCGAAGCATCTCGCTCAATCCATCCAAACGGGTGAGGTTAAGGTTCAACATGTGCGTGAAGATGAGGGCTCTACCTCATCTGACGAAGACACGCCGTTCTAACTTAGGGATTGGGGGAGGCTTGTCCTCCCCCACCTTTCCATGACAAAGAACGTAGATAGATTTGCACGGCTGTTCCGTGGCTTGAACAAGGCGTATGGCGCGGTGAACTTGACCACCAAGGACGCCAACGGCAAGCAAAAGGGCAATTACAAGATTGTCCGCGAACCACGGACCAAGGACACGTTTAAATCCCACCTGAAGGGTGAGGTCAGCATAGGCGTTGTTCCCATTAACGAAGACAACGTTTGCATCTGGGGGGCCATCGACATTGACCAATATCCCCTGGATCACGCTCAAATAATCAGAAACATTCTGAAACAGAAGCTCCCTCTGGTGGTTTGCCGCAGCAAATCCGGTGGAGCGCACCTGTTTTTATTTTTTAAAGACTTTATCGACGCGGAGAAGGTTCAACTCAAGCTCAAAGAGTTGTCAAGCGAACTAGGCTACGCTGCCAACACGGAGGTGTTTCCAAAGCAGATAAAGCTCTTGGCTGATCGTGGCGATACCGGAAACTTTCTGAACCTACCGTATTTTAAAGAAGATGGAGGTCTGCGCTATGCCTTTAAGGAGGACGGTAGCGCGGCCACGTTAGATGAGTTCCTGGACATGGCCGAAACGGCGGCGATTGATGAGGATCAACTCGACGCGCTGTTGAAGAAGGAAGAGGCTGTTGTTGATGAGGAGATCAAGGACGGCCCGCCTTGCCTACAGGCTTTGATCCGTCAAGGGTTTCCAGAAGGTACGCGCAACAACGGTCTGTTCAACATTGGCGTATATCTCCGTAAGTCCAGTCCCGACGACTGGGAGAAGAAGATTCTGGAATACAATCAGAAGGTACTTGATCCGCCGCTTGATCTTAAAGAGGTCAACATCGTAGCCGATCAGGTGAAGAAGAAGGACTACCAGTACAAGTGCGCGGACCAGCCCATCTGCAATTTCTGCAACAAGGACCTTTGTCGGACACGGCGTCACGGCGTAGGTGGGGGGACGAACACCCCGACAGTTGCAAACCTTCGTAAGTATGATAGCGAACCGCCACTTTGGTTCCTGGATGTCAACGGATCTCCTGTTGAGCTAGACACAGAGGCTCTACAGAAACAGCCGCGATTTCAAATACTTTGCATGGAGCAGATAAACTTCATGCCGCGCACCATGGCTAAACAAGCCTGGGAGGCTGGCATCAACAACCTTCTTAGTCAGATGATTGAGACCGAGGGTGCGGTCATATCAACGCCAGAGGATACCAGTCTGCGCGGCCAGTTCTACGACCTTCTTGAGGAGTTTTCGACGCACATGCAAACGGCGGTGGACAAAGAAGAGATATTGCTCCGCCGCCCATGGACCGATCCCGAGGACAACCGCACCTACTTTCGGCTCAAGGATTTTGAGTCGTTCCTCAAGCGCAACAAGTTCTTCGAGTACCGGTCAAACAAGGTAGCTCAAAGGCTGCGCGACATGGACGGCAGAGCGGAACAGTTTCGCATCAAAGGCCGCACGGTTCGCTGCTGGTCGATACCCGCGTTTGCCAAGATTGAAGAAGAGTTCAGTTCTAAGTTTGAAGACGACGACGTACCATTTTAGGAAGAAACATGACCATACCGACACACTGGCAAGTTATGCTGAGAGAGATCCGTCAGGACAAAGGATGGAGCATGAGGGAATTGGGCGAAAAGACAGGCATGTCGGAACGAACCATCTTTGAGTACGAGAACGTAAGGAAGCCCAGGCATCTGTCGATATACAAAGTAGAGCATATCCTTGCCGCATTGGGCTACGAGATGGACTTCTTCATGAAGGACTGTGTCCGCCGGGTTGTTAAGAAGCGTCATCCCGAGGTTTACGAGGCGACTATCAGTGTTTAGGTATTTTGGACCTCCCGGCACCGGCAAGACGACAACCCTCCTCAATCAGGTAGATGGGTTGCTTGCCAACGGAACGTCACCCACGGAAATCGGCTACTTCGCGTTTACCCGCAAAGCCGCACATGAGGCTAGGGATCGCGCCGTGTCGCGGTTTGGCCTGGATCCAGAAAAAGACTTTCTATACTTCCGCACACTGCACAGTTTGGCGTTCCTTCTCTTAGGCATGAACAATGCTGAAATCCTTACAGAGGATAAGCTAAAAAAGTTTGGCAAGGCGGTAGGCGTGGACCTGTCTACGAACAACGAGACCTTGCAGGATGAGGGCTTCTCCATACTGAGATCGAACCATCCGATCATGCGCTGCATAGACTTGGCGCGGAACACGCTCCAAGGTCCAGAGTACGCCTACAATTTCTGTGACTTACACATGCCGTATTATGAGTACGAACACGTCTATAAAGAATACAATCGGTTCAAGACCGTCAACGGCCTTAAAGATTTTACCGACATGATGGTTGAGCTTGCGGCGAACGCATCCCTTGTTCCGCACCTGAAAGTTGTTTTCTTAGACGAGGCTCAAGACCTGACGCCATTGCAGTGGCAGGTGGCTAAGATTCTAAACGACAACAGTGACCGCATGTTTGTTGCTGGCGACGACGACCAGGGGATCTACCGCTGGGCCGGGGCCGACATCGACCAGTTCATCAACCTGTCTAGTGGCTCTGAAGTCTTGGAGCAGTCTTACCGCATTCCGAGGTCCGTACATAGTCTGGCGGACCGCGTGTCCAAGAGGATTACGCACCGGCAGAAAAAGGTTTGGAACCCGCGCAAGGAAGAGGGGTCCGTGTCCCGCATCTATGATCCTCAGAACTTTGACTTTAGCGGAGAGGGATCTTGGCTGGTTATGGCGCAAGCCAATTACATGCTCGACGGCATTGCCTCAGAGATGAAATCCACCGGCCAGTTCTTTGAGAGGTATAACCAACCGTCGTTGGGTCAGCGGGTGCGAGATGCCATTAGTTCCTGGAACCATATACAACAGGAAGCCGGTCACGAAATATCGTTGCGCGATGCACAGAATTTATACCGACATATATCCAGCGGTGAGGGCAAGCTTCAGCGCGGTGCGAAGAAGATGCTGGACGGTGCGAATGATCAGGACACGTTTAGCCTGTCCGTTCTCAGGAAACATTTTGGTCTGCAAGTTCCGGATACAACCTGGGACGTGGCGCTGGACCGGATACGCGACGAGGACCGAGCATACATCACGGCGCTACTTAACAGAGGCGTTAACATCTTTCAGAAGCCTACGATCAAACTGTCCACGATCCACGGGTCAAAGGGTGGTGAGGCCGACAACGTCCTTCTGTACCTGGACCTGTCGAGCAAGGCGCTACAGGAAATGGAGCGCAACCCAGACGACGCTCACCGCGTCCTATATGTCGGAATAACCAGGACGAAGAACAACTTGGTTTTGAAAATGCCGGAAGATCAACAGAGAGGATGGGCAGTATGAAAGATTCTTTGGAGCTACGGCGCATTGCCGCCTTGCGCGAAGCGTTGACAGATATACGGGACATTGCGGCTATCAGTGAGGGCGTGGAGTTCTATGCCATGTTGGCAAACAAGGCGCTTGAGGAGGATGATAAGAGAAATGAAGTTCATAGATCTTAGGGTCATCATCGAAAGCCCGTACAAGCCAAAAGACAACGTGCTCAATCCCGAGGCGGCACTGCAAGAAAACCTGGAGTACGCCAGACGGTGTATGTTCCATTCAATCGGCATGGGTGAATCACCGTTCCTGTCGCACCTTCTGTATACGCAAGTTCTGGACGATAACCGGCCCGAAGAACGGGCGACCGGAATGTTTCTCGCGAGGTCCTGGTACGACGTGGCCGACATGTGCGCCGTTTACGTGGACAAGGGCGTCAGCGAAGGCATGAAGAAGGGCATTGAGTATGCCCGATATGTAGGACTTC